ATGAATGTACTATCGAGAAACTTATCTGTGTCTTCACAGGCAGATACCGTTGAGCACGCTCTTGACATTTTCACTAGGCTAGCAGCCAATAAGCGACAATCAATCGATTGGAAAAAAACAGATCATTTTAGATTCCCAGTTGATATCCCAGCAGCCAATCCTGAGATTTGGAGAAACCAACACTGGAGATGGTTTATGCTAGCCTATGGAAGACAGAAACTATCAAGGAATTTTGATCTCCAGCTGCCTACCACTGAAAGTGGCAAGTTCAGAATGGATTATTCATGCAATTCTGATGAAGCTTTTCTTTTTGACAATCGATTGAATAAGACTAGAGGGTTAGCCCTTTGGAAAAGATTACAAGAAAATGGCTTTACATTACAATCTGGAGCAGCAGAATGGGAGGACTGCTTTGGCTTCTCCTGGTATTCTTCTGAAAAACACAAATTACTGCGACGGACTAATGACATGCGTGTTTATCTGAGTTACGGTCCTGTTGAGAAGAATGGCTCTTGCTAAAATTATACATAGAAAGTTATATCGACATGGAAAAATCGAAACTGGGACGCAAGAAAGATCAATCTAGAATTGCTGTAAATCATAGAAGAACTGAGGTTGCCAAGCTATACTTGCAGGGCCTTTACCAGTCGGAAATTGCCAATATCTTTGATGTAACTCAAGCCCAGATCAGTAAGGATTTAGCCATAATCCGACAGGAGTGGCTAACTTCCCGAGCACAGGACTACGACGAAAAGATTGCCGAAGAACTAGCCAAGATCGACGCAGTTGAAGCAGAGTACTGGCAGGCCTGGATGAAAAGTAAGGAAATTCGAACCTTGAAAAGAACTAAGAGCAAGGGCACTAGAGAAAGCCAGGAAGTTGGTATTATAGAAACTGAATATGAAGAAGTAACTAACGAACATGGCGGTGTAGGTGATCCCAGGTTTCTAGACGGCATTCAAAAATGCATAGAAAGAAGATGTAAACTACTTGGCCTTGATGCTCCTCAAAAGCATGAAGTGAAAGGAGAAGGTTTTAACGTGATCATTTTACCTGCTAATGGCAGAGCATAACAAAATACAACCGCAAGCAGGATTTCAAAGCAGCTTCTTATCTAGTCCTGCGGATATTGTACTAGGTGGCGGTGCAGCTGGTGCTGGTAAGTCTTATGCCCTCTTGATGGAATATCCCCGGCATTCTCACATAAAGAACTGGAATGGTGTGATCTTCAGACGAACTTATGCGATGATTAATGCAGCTGGAGGTCTCTGGGATACTGCACTAGGTTTATTTACGGCGATGGGAAGACAAGTTTGTGATGGGGTTCAACCTATTCCAGTTGACATTAACTCCAGTAAAATGTTTATCGAGTGGCCATCGGGAAGTCGTTTGAATTTTTCTCACCTACAGCATGAGAAGGATAAACTCAACTGGCAAGGCTCTCAGATTGGCTATTTGGGTTTTGACGAGCTTACACAGTTTACCATTAGCCAGTTCTTCTATCTCCTTTCTAGAAATCGATCTCCATCAGGTATTAAGCCTTATTGTAGATGTACCACTAACCCACAAGGACAAGGCTGGGTAAAAGATATGGTGAGTTGGTATCTGTATCCTGATGATTGGCCCAATAGTAAACTGGCTGCTTTTCCTAGAGTTGATCGAGTGGGTAAGCTTCGCTATTTTACTCGTTATAAAGGGCAGTTTGTTTGGGGGAATACCAAAGAAGAAGTATTGGAAAAGCTACCATCAGATGTAGCCAGTGGCTATTCTTTTGATGATATCAAGTCCTTTACTTTTATTCCGGGTCTACTGGCTGATAATAAGATCTTGACTAGCTTTGATCCCAGTTACAAGGGCAATTTGCTAGCTCAAGATCAAGAACTCATGGAGCAGCTCCTGCTTGGCCGTTGGATTACCCTAAGAGATGATGCGGATCGCTTGTTCCCGTATACTTTTCTAATTGATGTATTCAGCAATTCCTTTGTTGGCAAGGGCAAGAAATATATCACTGCAGATATTGCACTGGAAGGCAGCGATAAGTTTATTGTCATCATTTGGGAGGGCTACCGGATCGTAGCCATTTATGAGTATCCTACTACCACAGGTAAGCAAGTGTTAGATCACATCAAGGAGAAAGCTAGAATGCATGGTGTTCCCAATAGTCATATCGTAGTGGATGCGGATGGCGTTGGAGGCTACTTGCCTTCCTTTCTTAGAGGCACTCACGCTTTTAGAAATGGAGCCAGGCCCATGGAGGTTGATCAGCAAGTACAGAATTATGATTCCCTGAAATCGCAATGCTTTTATTTACTGTCCAGGTTGGTTAAAGACTACAGTATCTTTATTGATATAGCTAGTGAGCATCTAATCGAGCGGATTATTGAGGAGCTATATGCGGTTAAGAAAGTGATTACCACTACAAGTAAGCTGAGTATCACAAAGAAGGCATTGATCAAGGAAGAGATTGGTCGCTCTCCAGATCTAGCAGATGCTATTGCCATGCGGGTTTATTTTGATTTGTTGCCCAAAGGAGCGGTAACGAGTAGTGCTGCTTTATAGATCCTTGAATAATAGATAAGAAAGCCAATGGATATTACTCCATCAACTCCCATGGTTTTTGAAAAGGACTATCCTTCAAGGATTTCATCGGTGCCAATAATACCACCAACAATTTCTTCTACACCTATTCCACCCTTAATTATAATTTGTTCAGTGGTGGAAAGTGCGATGGATGTCTCCTTCAGATCATCGATAATAATTTCATTCTTTCTCATGATAAATGAATTTAATTAACATCGAACTTAATCAGTTAGCGGTAACTTGAATCAATGTCCGTGGCTCCTATGAGTCCACCTTTAATTTTCTTCTGCTCAGTAATTGTTAATTCGGGTGTGAAGTCTCTTAAATCTTCGATTACAAGCTTTTCTTTTTTCATGACTCATAAATTTGATGAATTAATACCATAATATATGGTAGACATGACGGGATTTACAAGCATGACTTTCCGGGCTTGTCATATATAAGGACGAAGAGCGAGTTTGACTTTCCGAGGTCAAGCCGACCGCAAACTCATTCTCTGCCTAGCCAACCAATCATAAACGCTCGTCTCACTCACTCCAATACTTCGAGTAATCAAATCGATGAGTCTACGATTGTGGGAATATTCACTTCGATTGACGTGATAGATACTAATGGCTACATATCTCTTCAGTTCACTTTCCCTCATTAGTGAAAGGCCAGTACTACAAATATCTGGACAAACATACTGTCGGTACAGCTCTTCCAATTCCTCTCGGTTGGCGGCTTGTCCACGGATGATCATTTCAGCTAGACTTACAATCATTGGTTGATACGATTTTCAATTTGAATCTTAATATTTCCTGCTCTGACGGTTTCTTCTGGTTTATTGATGACCTGAATTCTATCAATCCTTGCATTGGTAGCCTGGATGAGGTCTAATAGCATTTGACTGAAAGCTGTTAAATCCGCTGCTGTTGACAAATTACTACTATTGGCAGCCGTTTGCAAGATATTCCTTGGACTGACTGGAGCTGGCAAAGGAGGGGTCCTAAAGGTGTTGGGTAGTAGCCCTCCATCTTGAAATGGCAAGGCATTTACTTGATGAGCAACGGCTGCACGTTTAGCGGAAAATCGGTTATGTGGGAAGCTTCTTTGTAGGGTATTGAGTAGAGGTAGCATGGCTTTGGTTGACCGTCGATTGATGATGTGGGTAAGCGGCCCATTTCGTAGCACATATTCATTGCGTTCAATTTCAACTGGCAGGCCAGCAGCTACGCCTTTAATTCCCCCTTGGGGGTGCAACTTGCCTGTTCGGACCAGGCCTCCGGATGTAGGTACGTGATTGCCTGCAAAGATAGGTGTGGTTCCAATATCACCTCCTTCTTCAAATTTGGAGATGATGTTTTTAACCCCAGCGAAAGCAGCTTTAATAATTCCAGTGAGGACCGCTCCGGTACCAATGCCTAAAAAGCCTTTGGTGGCAATCTCTCGGCCAGTGGCTTGAACGGTATATAGAAGAATAGTTTTCTCCAGGGCATCAAGAGCTAGTAACAGAATAGCCTTTTGAAACTCTTTGAAGTCCTCAATTTGGCCTGTGACTAGCTCTGTTACTTTACTGGACAGATCTTCAGTGAAAGAAATAGCAATGTCCCGTTTAGCTTTTTCAGAAGCTATAATGCGCTTATTTTTCTCTTCTACTAACTTGGCTTCTCGATCTGCTATTTCCGTATTGAAATCTAAGGCTTGCAGAGCCAGTTCCTGAGCTTGCTGTTGGCGTTTCAACTCAAATTCTCTTTCTGCTTGGAGTTGCTGTTCTTGAGCTAATAGTTCGCTGCTGTTGATACCTGTATTGAATTCCTCTTCTGTGATACTGCCTTGCTCAAATTGAGTATTAAGCTCTCGGTTCCGATTCTTTCTATCTTCTGCTATAATAGCTCTTTCTCTTTCCAGAGATAGCCTCAACTGCTCTTCTTGTTTTTCAAAGAGTGTGATCTGAAGATCTAGTTCATTTGCTCCACTTTTGCGGCGAAGCTCCAGGCGTTGCTGCTGTACTTCTCGGTTTAATCTGGTGAGGTTACGCTCGTAATCTGTGATAGTAATAAGATTCTCTGAAAGTTGCCGGGATAATTCCGTGCGAGCCTTTTTGAAGCTGGCCTGAATTTGCCCCTCTTCAAAAGTAAAGAGGCGTCTTATGCCATCAACTTCGGCTTGCGCTTCATTAACTCCAAAGGCAGTTTGTAAATCAACAATCTGCTGATTAAAAGACTTGATTTGTTGGAGTGCTTTTTGTTGAGCGACTTCTCTTTCCTTGTTGATAGCGTCTAATTGTCCTTTCAGTTTTTCAAGGATCAAAGTGGTTTGCTTATCAATCTGATCTGGATCACCTACAAGACCTGCAATTTCTTTGTTGGCTGAGCGCTCAGCTTGTGCCGCTCTTCTATCAAATTGATTTTGGATGAGCTCATCTTCCAGGGCTGCTATTTTTTCGGCAGCAACGAGTCTATCTTTAGTTTCCTGTTCCAGTTGTTGTAGTCTTCGTTTGCGAGCAGCAGCAGATCGACGCTTCTGAGCTTCAATTGCTTTTTTGATTCTTTCTTCATCTTGCTCTTCAGTCTCCTCATTGGCCTTTTTGTTAGCAGCTACTTTCTTCTTTTCTGCCTCAATGGCTGCTTGAGCTCGCTGTCTTTCTCTTTCTAGTTGCTTCTTATTTACTTCAATTCCGGCTTTTTCGACTCGATCCTTACTGGCTTTGATTTGATCTTCAATGGCTTTTAGTTGGTCTTCAATCCCTTTTCTATTGGCAACTCCAAAAGTTAGGGACTTTTTAACGGTAAGTTTAAACGCCTCGAAGGCTAGCCCCATTCTAGTAAGGAATTCACTTATCTGGATCGCAAATAACTTTAAATTATCCCTAAATCGGGCCGCTGTACCTTTCGCATCGTTGAAAACACCAATGAGCAACTTAAGAGGTTCAACTATAGCAAAGAAAATGGCCTTGACTAATATGTTCTGCTCATACAGTTGAACCATAGCCTTCCATAAACCTTGGACACCTGTACGAAAGGTTTCGCTTCGTTTATAGAGGGTAGCAAGTCCTGCTGCCAAAAGGGCAAGAATACCTACTACGATACCGATAGGGTTAGCTGCAAAAGCAGCATTAAGGGCGAGTTGTGCAGCCCGAGCCGCTTTTTGTGCATTTTGAAGGCTAAGATGTGAGGCAGCTAAACGCAATATACTTAACTGTGCTTTGATCGCTTGAGCATTAAATGCTATTACGGCCAGTACCAGTAAACCAAGTGCTACCCGATTATCCTTGATAAACTTAGGAAGGCTAATCAGGTTTAGTATTAGTCTGGTAAGCCCTTCAATCACGGCCTGCAAAAAGTCTTGAACTCCACTCTGAGTGATAAAAGCAATTAGTACATTTTTAGCCTTTTCAATACTTGCTGCCAGGTTCTCATTTTTGACCTTGAATTCATCATAAAGGCTGTTTTGCTGTTGAAACTCTTCCTGGGTTTTAGCAAACTCTGTATTGGCTAGAGCTTGATTTTTCCTCAGCAGATCAACATTGTTTGAAAGAGCGGTCAAGGTTTGGCCCTGTCTTACTCCTTTAACTCCTAAAGCTTCCAGTGTTTCTCCTAGCGCGTCTAATCCTCCTTTTGAACTCTGGGCAGCTTCCAAAAGCACAATGAAAGCCTCATTAGGATTGTTCTGAATTAAAGACATGAACTTTTCTTCAGATACGCCAATACTGGCGGCTAGCTCCACAAAGTTTTCAGGGGAGGCGGCTAGCTCTGAGAGGAAGCTAGATATAGCTCCTGTTGCCAGTTCATTGGTTAAGGCTAGTTCATCAAAGGTTGCCGAAAGGCCCAGGATCTGAGGAGCAGTAAGCCCTGCTGTTGCGCCTATTCCTTGTAATCGATTGGTGGCTTGTAAGATAAAGTTTTCATTGGCCTTGGTTTCTGCACCTAGTAGGTTCAGGGCAGCGCCCACTCTTTCAATTCCTCCAGCTACACCAAAAGTTTGATCTAAATCAAAAGTGTTACTGATCTTAGCTAAATCAGTGGCAATCTTTTCTGGCCCTCCATCTAGTGTATCTCCGAGTGCTACATTGACTTTATCCACCGCTTCTACAAATTCTTCTAAGCCTTCTACTCCAAGGCCTCCTAATCCCAATCGCCCAGCTCCTTCTGCGATCCCTAATAGTCCTTCCAAACTAGTTCGGGTGTCCAGTTTTGTCAACTCATTTCGAAGTGCTCGCAAATCTTCTTTAGCTAGTCCAGTCGTTTTCCTTACATCAGCCAAGCTATCAGATATCTTTGCGTTTTGGCGTACGATTTCATCTAGTCCTTGAGACACTCCAATTAGAGAAGCAAAGTTGAAGGCAATGGTTTTGAGGCCTCGGAAGGCCGAGACGTAGTTTCCTACATTGCGCTGGTATTGGCCCATCTTGCTGTCAAGTTGCTTGAGCTCACTATCCAGTCTTTGAATATTGGATAGCATTTCCTTACCAATCTTCCCGGTTTGATCGGCCTTACTGAGTCCTTTGAAGTTATTGCGGAGTATGACCAGCTGTGCATTAATCTGTCGATAAGAACCCGCAGCACTAGTGAGTGCAATAAACGCTTGTTGCTGCTTATTGATTTGCTGGTTTACCAGTGTGGCTTGTGCCTTTAGTTTTCCTGCCTCCTGCGCCAAATTATCAAAGGTCTTACCTTCCGTAGCCAGTTGCTTCATTTCTGCTCTAAGGCTGGCCAGGGTCTTGATATTTTCTTTAGCCGGTTCTCCTCCCGGAAGTTTTTTGTTAGGATCTCCCTTTGACACTCCATCCAAGGCCTTTTCCAGCTCTTTGATCTTTTTAGTTAGCTCTCTAATGCGAGTGCTTTGCTTAGCCACTTTTTCAAGGGCTGTCTGGTAGCCATTTAAAGCCTTAAGATTGGTGTCATCACCTTGCAGTTCAACTCTAAGTCCTACTACTCTCATGGGTAATGTTTTATGCGCCCGATAATAGCTTGGGTGATTGGAAGGAATTTTAGAAGGGTTTGGGTTGCAATTCCATCAGTGGGAGAAAAGTCCGTAATGGAAATGGGCAACCAGGTGCTTTGCTGAGAACCTAGTCTGATAGCATGCAGCCCATCAAAGCGAGCGTTTTGAAAATCTAGTGCGCCCATTTTACGGGTACCTACCAAGGTTTCAGGACAGGAAATTAAAGCTAGATATTGGGGGTAAAAAATACTGGTAAGTCCTGTTACGGCACCATCCGCATAGGATATCGAATAAGACTTGTCCAATGGATTAGCATTGGTATTCAAAGTATCTACAAACTGGCTTAACCAAGGCACATCATACTGATTTTGACTGCCACTGCCTTCATCATAAAAGATGGTGGCATTATCTCGGTAGACTAGGCCGCACATCGGTAGGCCTTCACTAGTCCACTCCTCTGGCAGGTCTTCACTATCTTGATTGTAATCAGAAGGTAGGACAGCAGGCAGCGTTGAAAAATTTCGGAATTGAAATTGAGGCAGAACGGCAAATAATGGGTTTAGATTTTCCCCACCAGCTCTACTACTATCGATATCAAAGCGAATACCTTGGATAGGTGTATCCGAAGTATTGGCACTTTCTAAGAGGGTAAACAGGTAACTTCCTTCCTGTTTGTAACCAAGTTTTAAAAAGCGACCAAAGTAGTCCTGAGCTGCATGCTTGATGCCAGTTTGATCAAGTCCTATGGGGCTGATTTTGGTAACATCATAATGACCTTGATAAAACTGGCCATCGATCTTGTAATTGAAGCGAGGCTCAACTTGTATTCTTCTAGTGATTGGATTGATATCCCAGATCAGGCCAAACTGGTGACTAATGGCATTAAGGAATAGTTTTACTGAATGGTTGTGAAGACAAGTGGCTAGCTCAATTTCAGTATCAAATATCACATTGGGATCAAAGATTCGATCTGCCAGCAGATTAGCAAAAACGACATTGATTCCTCCCGCCGTTCCAACTGCAGTTAGAGTTATGACATCCCCACTAGAGACAGTGATCGTATTGGTATCATTGATGTAGAACCCATTTGGGCTAGTAAAACGATCTACTATCACACCATTCACTCTGATTTGAATCTCATCAAGCAGACTACCATCTAGATTCAGACTCAGCTTCAATTTCATACTGGCTGTAGCTACAAAAGAAGATCCTCCAGGGCTGATACTTACAAAAGGGCAATTATTGGTGGTATCCCAGTCCAAGCTATCTCCATTATTAAAGGTCTTATTAGTAAAACGAAGAAAGTTGAGCTGACAAAACGGCGGCAGGACTTTCTTGATATCGGTAGCTGGCACCGTACATAGATAGACACTGTCTTGAAATATCGGTAGATTAAAAAAGTTACTTTCAATCTTATAGCCCGTAGCTTTTTCAATGGCTGCTATGATGGCTGGATAATAGATGGAAGGCCGCCAATCTTGATCATGAAAAGCCGGATCAATATTATCTGGCTCAATCAGTCCAGTTGGTTTACCATAAAGTATGGGTGCAAAGATGTAGTTAAGGCCAGCTTGATACGATTGAGTCCAGCTATCCTTGATATTATTGCGCGTGACATTGAGGGTGCCTAAATCAAGAGATCGTATGTTTACAGCCTCACACTTTTGCCAAAAATCATTCCCATTCCCAACAAGATCAAATTCATAGCGATCTGGAATCACAACTCGGCTCGCTCTACTTAATTTGGCCAGCCCATCAAAATAGTTGATGCCTTTAAAAGCAATGGAGCAGGGGTATTCTATCCACTTACAGGCTGTATCTCCTAGCAACGGATAATCAAGTATCTTACTGATCTGAGTGGTGGCCGGGACAACCAATGAATTGTTAGATAGTGCATACCTACTACCCTCAGCTCCAACCACTCGATCAATGAAGTCGATGGTTTTACTGACTCTGGCTTTTGCTAGTGTTGGTCGAATACGAATCCGATCAGGGAATCCAATGCTTATACTGGTATCCATATTAATTTCTTTGGGAATAGTCTTTATTGGACCATTGAAGGGTAATAACTAAACCAAAATTGCTTTTAAGATTAAAGCTGCCCGTGTTAACAACTACAGGAATCAGTTGATCATTTGCCAGCAGATATACATCAGGACTATTGAAAAAATCTCTATACCACTCTTGCCACTGATCTCTACTTTGAGCCAAGCTAAATTGCAAGACATTGGTGCCATTTTTGGAAAGATATTGGGTGCCTCTACTCAGCAAGAAATTAGCTTCAGAAGGAAGCAATCGAGCGGAAGAGAACACATTGCCTTGCACCTGATAATTAAGTACTTGCTCTTTTTGAACACTGATGGCTTCATAGACCCCAAAACTATTGAGGAAGACAAGTTGATATTCACAGCAATCATCGGTGAGGTGGACCGTGAAAGTACGGTGTACGAATATATCATCACCTGGTTCAAAAGAAATATAGCTACTTGTGATGGTATAATAAGCAACCTGCTGGTTTATACTAACAGGAGTGGTTAGCCACAGGCCTCCACTATCATTTAGATTCACCGGCCCTATACCCAATGTTTGCACCTGTTGCAGCTCCAAATCATTACTACTAATCCCACCACTAGCCAGTTCATTGCCATTTTCATCAAAGGTTTTGATGGTGTAAAACATCACATTATCTCCATTATAGCCGGATAGCCAAAAATTGGCATTGCGGCATAACTCAATGCTCTCATTTAGACGAGTTAGCCAAGGGCGAGGTCCTTCAGTATTAATGGCAAAACCAGTGGCATATGAATCTAAACAGGCCTGTTCTTGTCCTTTACGATAAGCATTGATAGCATAGATGCTTTGGCTGGTTAGAACACCCACTGTATTCTCTACCAAAAATCCGCCTCCTTCATCAATTTGTGGGGTGACCACAATTTGAACCGACACACTAAACCCGGAAACCAACACTCCTGTATTAATGGGAGGTAGAGCATCTGCATTATTAAAAAAAGACTGTACAACTTCCTGGGCATCCACTTCAAAAAAATACTGAGGGGGAGCAGCCAGCGCCTCCACTGGACTTAGATAAACTGTGGCAAAAAGAGAGCCATCTAGCATATAGTCTACCTTCATTGCAGGAGGCAGTCGATTAGCTACGGTAAATTCCTGTATGCGCCATATGATAGGAGTATAGGCGGCTGCCAGTTGACAATCAGGAGTACTAATTATACTTGCCATGAATTAGTTGTTTTTTATAAAGCGTATACATTTTCATACTTTTCAACCAGCCTATTGATCTTCTCTTCCAGTTTTGCAGCTATAAAATCACAATAGACCTCCTCCAGTTTTTCTTCAATTTTAGTCTCTTGCTTGTTGATGGGTTGATCTAGCCACCCAGTCCGCCTTCCGTTTTTCGTAAACTCAAAGGATCCCTTGGTGGGTATTCCTTCCTTTTTCATGGTATTGGCAATGGCAAAGGCTATACTTTTGGACTTGGTAAAACCTTTGGCAATTCCACGTAGCTTGACCCATTTGATTAAGGCAGCAATAAAGGCACTCTTGCCAGCTCCTGAGTTTCTAGTATAGGCCACTCTATCAGCTGGTACACCTGTATTCAAGTAACTCATGTGGCCAGCATGTGAAATTTCAATGGTCCAGGTTTTTGATTGTTTACTGACTTTGTATTTGATAGATTTCAAAGACTTACCCGTAAGACTATGACCTTGTTGGGAAAATTCTTCGGCGGTAATGCTTCGAATAAACTCACCCATCTGGCCAAGCTCTTGTCGCAATTGAATTTCACTAACTAGCATGCCTCACAATTGGGGTTATGTAAAGATCCTGGAGCATCCTTGTAGTTCCAGCTTTGGATTTGATGGCATTGCGTAAAATCAAATTCGATGCTTGCAAAAACACCACTTAAATCATCACTGTACACACCTCGGATATATTCTGCTCGAACCTCAGGATCTGTTACCATATCACATACTGGGTAAATGGCTCGATAATTCTCAGGAACATTTGCTTCATGAAACAGTCCGCTTTCCCCAGTCTGTTCATTAAAAGCATAGTACCAATGAGCAAACTGGTTAACAATAGCCTCCAACATCGTTTTGAGATCACTACTTTGCTCTTCCATGGCTCGGTTACGACAATAGCTTAGCGGATCACATTTAGCAGGTTCATTTTGATCAAAGATGCCGATGTTATACCGATGCTTAGTCTTAGTATCTCTGATGTTGATGGAGAATTGATCATAGGCCATAGCAACGAGCGGATACTCATAGCTAAGTTTTCCAGTCGGCCTTCCCTTGTCTTCATAGCTATATGAGAAAAAATAAGGAGCTGAAGTATAGTGAGGACTACTTTTACCTAGGTTCCCTTTATCTAAATCAGTTAGATTCTCAAGTACTGCAAATGCTTGAGGACGCTTGCAAATTAGCTCTTGTCCAGCTTCCTTAGTCACTGGATAAGCTCTACAGATTTGAGCCAACATCGAAAAAATGGATAGTTCATTCATTATTGAGGCGTAAAATCATGAGCCATGTGTCGTTCTTTAGCATACCAAGTCATGGCTTCAAAAAAATAAGCTTGCATAGCTCCCTCCATTTTGGTCTGCCCAGGGCGAGTAAATCGATCTCCGACCGCTATTTCATCGAGGATGCTATACCAGTTCCAGATGTCCCATTTGTGGGCATTGGCTTTGATAGCTCGCTGGATAGCTGCATTAGTAGTGAACTTCTCAAACGCAAGACTGATGAGAGGATGATTCCTAACTTGATCTTTGAAGCTTGCAAAAAAAAAGTGCCATCCAGCGCAATGTCCATGGGAAGATCTTCAAAGGCCTTGATTCGATTGTCCAACCACTTTCGGCGCTCTACCCAATCAAGCGGAACGCTCTCAACTTTTCCCTTTGCTACTTTTCGGGATATAGCTGCCACCACACTAATATCCAGCCAGTACTTTTGATCCTCCATAACGAACTTGCCTTGCTCATCAGTAGCTGATAGCACATGCTCAATTTGGAGGGCATCAACTGCCATCCCCATGCTCATCTTACCACCTATCAACTTTTGATTAAAGCTTTGTTGGACTACTTCAGGAAACCTATAACTGATCCCATTGTGCTTAAACTCGGCTCTGTACTTAGGCTGATAATTAGCAAGTACTGATATGGTTTGGATAAACATAGCTAGCAGGCCATCAGAGTCTTCAGCAGAGTAAGTGGCTGATAGTAGTTTAGATTCCTCCACAGAGAAGAGACTTAACACCTTACAAGCATAATTGATCACCGAAAGCCAGTGCTCAAACCCCAAGGAAGATTGCTCTTCCTCTGCCAATCTCTCCAATTGTTGAGGCACCGGAATTTGCTGGTATTGCTCCCATTGCATCATCTTGACCTCACTAGCGGTACTAGGAAGTCGAATCTCTTCTTTGTTCAAATCACCTTGCTCATCCTGATATTCGATGGAGTAGATATTCATACTACTGAGCTAGTTGATCCTGACAGTGTTTTCGGATAGCTCCGGCAATTTGTAGTTTATTCCACTTAGCCTCAGCTGCAATAGCAAGAGTAGCACAAACGGCTAACAACTGATCTTTATTCATGGATTGAGAAAGGCTCTGCACATTGCTACCGGCCCACTTTTCAATAAGGCCTCCATCAACAGTAGTGAGCTGACCGGTATTTTCCTTAGCAGCTAGAAACTGCTGTGTTTGTGGGGAAACAGTCGTATCCGTTGTGGAGGTGTCTTCGCTGCCAGTCTCTTCTCCTTCATCGTCGGCAACTTGATCAACAAAGGCTGCATCCTTTTTTGCCTTCAAATACTTATTAGACACCGCCCTTCTGGGAGCTGGTGGAGTGGTTCTAAATCGAGCGGGGCGAGAAACCGTGCCCACTGCTTTAGCTCTTAGCTGCATGCCTATAGTGCCATCAATTCTAGCCATTGCATTGGCCAGATCTGCCAGCACATCTTTGAAGACAATATTGCTGTTTGCTAACTCTATTGCAGCATCGTGGAGTCCTAAAAGCTGTGCTTTAAATTGTTGCTGATCCATGGTGAAATTTTGGTGAGAAAATATCTAACTCAAAAGTACATTCACTATTCCGCTCAATGCAAATACATTCCACATTCACGGAATAGGCTTGTTAGATTAGCCTCTAGCAAGAGATATTTGTTGCCATGGAAGCCGTAACTGTAGCAATAACCCAAGACTGTTCCGTGGAAGCTAGTGGCAGCAGTGCCAACATCTTCCTCTTTGGTGATATCGGTCAGTGGTATGGCTATAGTGAAACCGACCTGATCCGCGTACTGAAAAACAAAAGCCTGGATCAGATTAATCTCTACATCAATAGTGAAGGAGGTAGTCTGAAAAACAGTTTAGTGATTTATGACTTGCTGCGCGGATCCAGTGTAAATGTTACAGCCTTTTTACTGGGTCAATGTGCTTCAGCAGCTACTATTATCGCTTGCGGAGCTAACAAAGTAGTGATGTCCAAACAGTGTATGTATCTGGTCCATCGCCCCATGAATGGTGGAGGCCTCTACATGACTAATGCGGATGAACTTCGAGATGTAGCCGATCACCTGGATTCCTGGGAAAATGTCATTCTTGATCTGTACAATCGAAAAACTGGCCTAGAGGAAGACGACCTCAGAGATCTACTTAGTCAGGATAAATGGCTAGAGCCCAGCGCTGCCCTACAAATGGGTTTTGTCGATGAAATCGTTGATGCCATTAGCATTGATTGGCAAGTGGAAAGTTCTGGTAGTGAATATTTCGAATGGATGACTAGCATTTGGAATACCATCGGAGAGAATGAGCACCAAATGACAGGCCAGACTTCCTATTCAACAGCTGTACTGAATTGTGTCAAACAAGGCTATAAAGGCCATTCTATTCAAAATACTTCAAAGATGAGTATCCTAGATTCTATTATTAATACCCTGGCTGAGGCCGGATTAGTTAGCAAAGACAAAAAGCAAATGGCCCTAACGGCTTTATCAAAAGCAGATATCGTCACTGGCATTGTGAACGATGTAAAGGCCCAATTGCAGGAGGGAGAGGAAACGGAAGAGACTGATGTCCTTACTACTGAGGAATTGGTCGAGGCTCTGGACAATCTCAGTGATGATCAAATCGGTGTTTTAAAGGAAAAGCTGGGGATTTCTGAAGAAGAAGAAACTGAAGAAGAGGATGAGACTTCCGAGGAGCTAGCTGCTATTCAAAATAGTATCAAAGCATTGACCGATCAAATCGCTTCTATGAAGACGGGTAAGAAAGTAGCCAAGCCTACCAATGGTGAAAACGATGCCCTCAATACTGACAAGGATACCCCTCAAAAAGGAGAGTGGAAAGTATCAAACCTTAAGTATATGCTCGATGCCTATGCTAAGGGAGATGTGACCGCCGATGTCTTCCTCAAAACCACAGGGATGACGGTAGAATCCGCTAAAGAACGGGTTGCCTAGAATAGGTAGGATAACCTTCAAATAATTTTCTGAACTTAAAGCATATAAGCATGCCTACTAGCATTGCAGCCGAGACCATTTTGCTGGACTTAGACACCCACACTACGCAAAGACTACTGTTGGAGCCAGCTCTTTCATATGATAGCCTCATTCAACGTAGTTTAGGTTTATTCCATTTTGAGTTTGGTAAAGACAAGCTTCGCATGTTGCATCTTTCCAAGCCCAGCAATATGCTTCAGCCTCGAAGCAATTGTGATACCTGGAATCCTACTATCCGAATGCAATTGAGGCCCGATGAGATTGGTGTTTCTGATTTTGAAGTCAATGGCCAGCAGTGTCCAGATGAGTTCGATGTGGGATGCCTTCGCAATCTTCGTGGAGATCGACCTGCTGATTTTCCTAACTATGGCCCGGAGTTGAATGCCCTGGAGCAAGCCATGGTTCGCCAGACCCGAGCTGGATTAACCGATGACATCTATAAGGTGAGCTATTTTGGTAATCTCGAAATTCGGGATATGCTAGCAAGTGGTGAGATCAACCTGGATCATTTATCTCCCGATCAAAAGGAAAACTTCCTGGTGCAAATGGAAGTCTGCTCTGGTTGGTGGGATGAAATCATGTCTAGAAGCTATAGTAGTGATCCCCATCAAAAGATTCGCTATGTAGATAGCAATGATGGAACTGTATCTGGTAATGCCACTAATCCGGCAAATGTAGTTCCATTTTTGCGTCAACTCCGTATGAGTAGTTCTCAGATTCTAAAGAACTGGAACCGAAATCGTTCACGGAATGATTGGCCCGTATATGCGGTACAATCTGGCATTTTCAATGCACTGCGCCAATACTACCAGTCACTGAATTATGAAGCGGTCTATTCGATTATTGTAGATGGAGAGCCTGTTACGGGTATGCTTACCCTTGATGGATATGTAGTCGCAGAAATTCCAGAATGGGATATGTATGATGCCGAAACAGGCAACATGGATGAGACTACAGGTTTCTCTAAAAAGCAGCGAGCCATCTTCACGGCTAAGGAAAATCTAACGGGGCTAACCAATGTACGCTCTTTGGATGTAGCTCCTGGATCTGGCTTAGTTATTCAGCAAAGCCCTCTACTTAGAGACAAAGGCAAGAAGTACATGTATTACGCTTTTGGAATGGGATTTGGTGTGGCTCAGCCTCAGCTGATGACGGCTTCCTGGAATAGTAGCGACACTTATCAATAAAATACTTGACTCGTATGTGCACTCTGCTTCCTATAACTAAACAAAATTGCCCACAGGGTCGGGCCGGTATTGCAAAAGCCTGGGCTGCCCCTTGTGAAGATGTAGATAGTTTGACTTTCGATGCAGATGGTAGCGTTACTGCTATCACTATGCAATCGGGCAAGTTCTTCGTTCCTATTGAGTTTGCTAAAGATGTAGCTTTTTTCAATCAGGAGAAAAGTAGGGTCAACAACCGAGGGGGTAATCTAAATGTAGCTCAGACTTTATCCTTCAATAAGGATATCATGAACGCTACTACGCGCAATCAATTGAAAGTCCTCAATGGTTGCTGCTGTCTGCATATGATTGTTCGGGATAACACAGGTAGGTATCACTATGCAGGTATCACCCATATGGTAGATGAAGTTGACTCTCCAGCTAGCGACACTTTTGTCAGTGAGGACATGAACACCGGAGACGGTTCTGGTAATACAGGTGCTGATCCTACTTCAGACAATAATGAATATGTAGAAACGATTACGGCCAATGTAGGTTTTTATGCGCCTTTCTACATCGGAACAGAGGCTGCTATTCCTGTTGCTCCTTAAAACATCGAAATGGCAAAGCGAACAAAAGCACAGCAAGGGGCGAAAGAAAAATACAGCCTATTTCAAGTCAAGGAAGGGCGAGTGGCCTATTTGTCAATTGGCCGTAAGTGTTTAGCCCTAAACCTTGGTAAAACACCTGTCGAAGCTGTGGTAGATGGAGAAATACAAAAACTTACAGCTGCTACTCAAGATCAATTGAAAGCTGCTTTTGAGGCAGGCTATACAGCCTTGGTTAAGAAAGTGGATGGATAAAACCCTGTTGTTATGTCTGAATGTGGTCAAAGTAAACCATTCAACCCTAAAGTAGATAACCAGGGACTTTTATATCAAAAAGGGCATTCTGCTCTAGTCAGTATTGCAGATCCCATAGAAGAGGAATTAAGGGACATCGAAAAAGCCAAAATGGCTTATGCTGTCCTTCCCATTATACCGTTCTTTGACAATTCGGATGCTACGCTAAAAGTACTTAGAAAACTAGCCAGTCTTTCTCCAACTGAAGGTAGCTGCATTAATTCCATAGCCGACTATGTGTTAGGTGGAGGTTTGCAAATTGTTGACCGGGTAAGACCTGGCGTTTCTACCTCCCGAAGCCAGCGCAAAAGTCCGGAGGCTGAGAATTTGGCCTTTGATGATTTCGAAAGTTGGCACCCCGATATCGATATTGCTTATTTGCTAGATCAGGTGGAATCCTGTTTCATGAACTATGCCATATTTGGTAACATAGCTTTACATGTCAAGTGGTTTGAAATAGGAGGTGAAAAATACATTCATTTCGAATCCATAGATATGGAAGATTGGCGATTCTGGGCTACTTATCCAGGGGAACCTAAACTAGCGGTGATCAGTCCCATTTGGACTTATGATTACATTACCCGTTTTCCGCCCAAATATGTAGGGGTCTATCCTCATATTACTGAAGAAGAGGGTATATCGGAAACCATCATTCACCTCAACAATAAGATACCTGGTCGCCCCTGGTATGGACTGCCAAAATCTCATCAAGCGCTGTATTACAAATACTGGGAATATCAGCTAGGAGATTATGGCACCAAAGGCTACGCTAATCAATGGTCTGCTCGGGTGTTTTTGGAAACGGCGGGGGACAATGTAGAACCAGGTGATATCGATCAGTTTAGGGCTAATCTCAAGAAGACCTTCAGTTTTAGAGAAGATGCCAAAAGAGTGCTGCACCGGCATCGCAATCTATCAGCTGAAAAAACCCAAGTCTATGAATTCAAAGATGATAAGAGTCATGAATTTCATGTGGCGGTCTCTGATATAGCAGAGCGCAATATCATCAAGGCTCACAATTGGCATCGCGTACTGATGGGCGTTCCTACGCCAGGAAGACTAGGGGGGCAAAATGACTTTTCAGATATTTTCAAGGTCAAGTATAACACCATCATTGCGCCTACTCAAAATAAGATCATGCAGCCCTTCAATACTATGTTAGGTATTGCTCAAGAATGGTTGGGATTAGAACTGGACTTCAGTATTGGTCTAGGCAATCTATTTGAAGATATGCTGCAAACTGAAAAAGAAGTGGATGATGAAACCTAGTGAAACTTTAATTACACCCCAAGAAGTAGTTCGCTTTGATCAAAGTACGGATCATTCACATGCTACCCAGCGCTGTGCCTTCATTATTGATGTAGAAGAAGAACTATTCAATAAATGCTGGCGATGGGAGTTTTATCAAGCACTCCTCAATGACAAGATCAAATATGTAGAACAAGGGAGCCTGGCTCAGAACGGGGAAACCATTTATGAACACTATGACAGAGCTACTCCTTATGCAGTAGACAAAGTTGTTCTTCACCAAGGCCATTTTTATAAAGTACTACAAGTTACAGATGGATCACAGTCGATTAGTGATAAACGCTACTTCGATCCTATGCCCAAGTTTCGTAGTCAGCACTATGAATTCATATGGAGGCGATACTTGGGAAGATTGATTGCTTTTTCAGTTACCAATACCTCAGTCATGTATCGCTTACTAAAAGATACGGCTAAGGGATTGATCAAACAATATGATGAAGGATCCTCCAGGCCCGCAACCCTTAAAGAAGCGATGGCTATCAAACAAGAGGCTCAAATTGATGTAGAGCGAATAAAGGCCAATATGGAGGCCTACATCAAAAGAAACAAGATGGCTTTTACTAACTACAAATTAGAGGAAGATAATTGTGGTAGTTGTGCCTCTGTTTCACTAACTAAAAATCTAGGATTCAATGTCTGATAGCATCCGAATAAATATTGGAGTAGCTGCTGTAAAAGCCATTACTCCCATTGTCAAAAGACTGGAAAAAGGGTTTCAAATCGAGCAAGTTGATGAGCTAACCTATCAATTGCGACTGAATATTTGCGGGAGCTGTGAATTTAAACGAACCGACAACCATTGTGCTAAATGTCTTTGCCCTATAGCCTATAAGGCAAAGTTGATGTATAGTCCATATGCTCAGGCAGTTGGACAAAAAACTAAAGTGACGTGTCCGGAGGGGCACTGGTAAAATCTCAAAAAAATGATTTTAAAAAAGAAAAACCCACAGGCCAGTCCACAAAATGCTTTGCAAATCAGAGAAATCGATGGACTCTGTTGTGGAGACGTTGCTAAGGCCATTGTTTGCCGATATGCTGTCGAAGTGGATACAAGCTCGGTCACTACTGCTTCAAAGATCAGCCTTGGAGGGGTAGAGTTTGCTTTTGGTCTGTCTATTGATCTGACCACCGAAAAAGGTGTTATGATGCTGGTGCAAAAGATCAGACAAGCTCTAGCTGAGGCTGGCTATACCCAAGACGGAATCGATTATACCATTACGGGTAACACCTTACGCTTGGAAGCTTATTACAGTCAAATCACTTTTGACTATTTG